AAGCTGGTTGGCGATGTCATTGACACCAACGGCAATGAGTTGCTAAAAGTAACGGCGACAGCATCTGCTGTGAATGAGGTGACCCTGACCAATGCTGCGACTGGCAACAAACCGTCATTGTCTGCCACTGGTGGTGACACAAACATTGGCTTTGAGTTGGTGTCCAAAGGCACTGGCGAAATCACAGCCAAGGTCAATGGCTCAACAGTGTTTAATGCGTCAAGCTCTATGGGCTTTAAAAACCGCATCATCAACGGCGCAATGGTTATTGACCAAAGAAATGCGGGGGCATCACAAACATTTACTGCGGCGGGGGCTTTAGCTTATTCTGTTGATAGATGGTATGGGTACTGTACGGGTGCTAACGTCACGGGTCAGCAAGTTGCGGGTTCAGGAGCAGTTCAAAACAGATACAGATTCACAGGTGCGGCATCGGTTACCGCAGTTGGATTTGGTCAACGTATCGAGCAAAAGAACTCTTACGATTTGGCAGGGTCTACTTGTACATTGTCGGCAGACTTGGCTATATCGGCGACGCTAACGACTGTAACTTGGACGGCTTATTACGCAACCACCACGGCGGATACTTTTGGTTCGTTGGCAAGCCCAACAGTCACATCAATTGCAACAGGCAAATTTACTGTCTCATCAACAGTTACTAACTTCTCTGCAAACATTAGCATCCCTGCGGCGGCTACTACGGGCATACAAATCTTGTTTACTGTTGGCGCATTGACGGCAGGGTTGACTTGGACGATTGGTAATGTGCAGTTAGAGAAAGGCTCAACAGCAACGAGCTTTGATTACAGACCTTATGGTACTGAGTTGGCTTTGTGTCAGAGGTATTATGCACAAATGAATTCTGTTGGCGGATATAACTCTGTGTTTGGTGCTGGATATTGTGATACATCAATTGCTGTAAAACTTTACACACCATTACCAGTTCAAATGCGTTCAACCCCAACAGTTACTGCATCTGCGGGGAATACTTTTTATGTTGCTTCTACAGCAGGAACTGCTTGTAGTGCTTTTACAGCACAGTATGCAACAGTAAATGGAATCTCAAATCAATTCGCAACTACTGGACAAACTGCTGGTCAAGGAACCTTGATGAGAGATAACAACACAACAAGCGCCTATATAGCGGCTTCTGCGGAGTTATAAATGTATAAATTAACTAACCCAAACCCACCATCAACAAATTCACAATTTGTGATAAGACTGTTAGACAATGCTTTTATTCCTTTGTATGACCCCGCTAACACAGACTACCAAGCCTATTTAAAGTGGGTGGCTGAAGGCAACACGCCAGAGCCAAGCGATGAGTGAAGAGCTTGAAATTGACTTTGCGGTGCATGAGGCAGTCTGCGCCCAACGCTACGCCGCCATAGAGAAGTCATTTGTGGACGGCGACCGCCGCATGACACGCATTGAGTATTTGCTCTACGTTGTCATTGGTGCTGTGTTGCTTGGCCCTGGCTTTGTCGGAGAGCTGGTCAAAAAAGTCTTGGGGCTGTAAATTGACCCGATCACGATCCTCTTTGCTGCCAACGCCTGCGTTGCCGCCATCAAGGAAGGATGTGACCTTTACAAGCAGGCCAAGGAGACTTTTGTTGAGGTCAAAGAGACCTATGACGAGGTGGCAGGAATTGCTGCCGAGATCGGCGGATTTTTCGGCCCAATCATTGCATGGTTTAAGCCAACTTCCAAGCCAGCCGCCAAGCCAACCAAGTCAGCCAAAGCCAAGCCTGTGGCGAAAAAGGCGTACGTCAACGAAACCCAAGTCATGGTCGATGTGGTCAAACACCTCACCGAGTTCTTTAGGCTTCAGGAGCAGTTAGCGTCTCACATAAGGGAAGAGGAAGAAAAGTCCAAGACCGTCTACGACCCCAACCAAAACCACATGGAAGCCGCGCTGAAGCGGGTCATGGCGTTGGATCAAATGGCTGAACTGGAAGTAACGATCAGAGAAACAATGGTGTATCAAAGCCCACCTGAAATGGGGGCGCTGTACAGCAAGGTGTTCAAGATGCGCGACACCATCAAAAAGGAACAAGAAGGAGCCAGAAAAGATCAAGAGGCAAAAGAGAGGTACAAGGCATGGCGCAAGCGGGAAGCAAAAAGACAGTTCCTGCTCAAAGAAGCGTATCTGGGAGGAACGGCGGTTCTGATCCTGTACATCTGGATGTGGTTTCTGTACATCAAGAAATAGGAGAAGAAATCATGGGATGGGTTGCCTGCTGTGTGCTGATTGCTTTGCTTCTGCCGCTGGGCGCAATGCTGTACCTGGACATCTTGGAAGCCAAGCATGAAGTCAAGCAGCAGATGGAAAAGGTTGAGAAATTAAGACGACAGATAGAGCAGGAGAAACGCAAAAATGACAAAACATGAAATTTCACTGCTGGCGCTGACTGTTTGCGTTGGCATCCTCTGCGGCTTGCTGGCTGGCTGCGAAGACCGCTTCAGATACCCTTGCCAAGACCCAAAGAATTGGGAACTTGCTGAATGCAAACCGCCAATCTGCACAGCCACAGGCACATGCCCTGACCAGTTAATCAAACCCGAACAGGAGAAGAAGTGATGGCAACCATCGGCTATAAACCAAACAACCGTCTGTCACCTGAAGAGATTGAGGCTCGCGTGTGGGCTTGGGTGATCTTCGTGATCTCCATCATTTTGTTGGGTTCATGTTTCAGTTTCATCTATTCGGTCACGTTCGTGACCCAGCCGATGTCTTCTATGGCTCCAATTGACAAGGTATATACGAAGATGATCAACGACATCATGCTGCTGTGCACTGGCGTCTTGGGCGGTGTGGCTGGCCGCAAGGCCGTGTCTGCTGCTGTGGCGACAGCCACCGCAAAGGCAGAGGCCACTGACAACGATGAGCCACCAGCACCATGAAGGATATTCTTGGCGGCCTGCTGATGCTGGTGCTTGTGTTTGGCGGTGGATATTGCACCGGCAAGCACTATGAGCAAGAGGCCCAGCAGGCCGAGGTGGATCGGCTCAACACCGAGGCCAGGGCCAAGGAGAAGGCGCTGGCTGACGCTGTAACAACAACTGCAAATGCACTGAGGGTATCGAATGAAAAAGCAAAGATGGCTACAAAACAGCGCGATGCTGCTATTGACAGTGGCGCTTACAAGTTGCGCCTCAAAGCGAGCTGCCCCATACAAGCCGCCGCAGATCCCGCCACTCCCAGCGGAGGTGGTGGAGGAGAAACATCAGCCGAACTTAGTCCAGAGGCTGGAAAAGCTCTTTTCGCAATAGCGGAGGAGGGTGACCGCGCCATCACCAAGCTGAATGCTTGCATCAATTTGTACAACCAAGCCCTTGAATCACAGAAAGGTATCAAATGAATTTATCTGCCAATTTCAGCCTGCATGAGATGTGCAAATCGGAGACTGCCCTGCGCATGGGCTTTGACAACACGCCAGATGAAGAGGCGACAGAGAATCTGCGCCAGCTGTGCGAGAACGTCCTCCAAAAGGTGCGTGACCATTACGGCAAGGGCGTGAAGGTGAATTCTGCCTATCGCAGCCCTGAATCAAATGCGGCTGTCGGCGGGTCAAAGACCAGCGACCATTGCAAGGGCATGGCGGCTGACATTGAAATACCCGGCGTTGCCAACGCCGATCTGGCTCAATGGATCATGGATAACTTGGAATACACCCAGCTCATTCTAGAGTTCTACACGCCAGGCATCCCAGACAGCGGATGGGTGCACGTCAGCTATGACCCCGCCAATCTCAAGAAGCAGGAGCTGACGGCCACCAAGGTTGCCGGTAAGACGCAATATTTGCCTGGTCTGGTCGCATAATTTAACTTATGGCTACAAACCTTTTACAGCAGATCTCAACCCCAACGCAGCCAAACCTTGGCGTGCCAGGGGCGGCCTACGATGAGAGGTTGATTAGTCAAACATTTGGCGGCTTAAATGTCTACTTCTCAAAGCTCACGGCCATCTTTGCGGCTCTCTTTGGGCCAAGGGGCGGGAAGTGGATAAACAGCCCCTATGGCGCGTTTCAGGACTCCACAGACCAGACGGCGGCCAACACAACAACAGCCT